ATAATGTAAGACGTTTCTGAACCTTTTCCCATCGAGAGACATCGCCATCGGGGCGCGAGAGTTCGAGATACATCGCCATACGAAGAAAGTCGGGTGGAGCATAAGATATTCCCTTTTTAATAATGGAGTCACGAGAGATTGCTTTGAATAATGCGGGTTCCATTTGCGTAATATCGGCGATTCCTGTGAAATTCACGAAGACTTTATAGGTTCCATGATGAACACCGGATTTCGCTTCGACGTCTTCATAACCGGCTTTATAATAAATATCTGCGAGCTCTTTCGCGTGGTCAAGCGCTTTGTCAGAGTAAAAATCATAATCGGGAAGTTCGATATCCTTATTGTAAAACTGCGCATCTTCTGGGAGAATATTGTTGATAGCTGTCCCACCATAACATACAAGTTTCTTATCTGCGATGAATTTCTCAACGATGGAGATGATTTCTTGGACTTTGGGGTCTTTAATGACAGCGGCGCCTTTCCGCTTTTCAACTAAATCGACTGCTTCGCGCAGGATTTCGAGTTCTTTTTCTTCAAAAGACATTTTTTTATCGGCGTTGGCATCATCACGAGCACCCCCGCGTAGTAATAAATCCGACATTATATTCTACTACATTATCATTAGAATATAATTCAGCGTAGCGTAGCGTAGTGTACTATCCGCTGGTGATACGAAAGAGACGCCCGCGAATGATTACAGCGTAATCTTGACACCACCTGCGGCTTCTGCGGGTCGAGCCTCCATCGATGCCTTCGGGTTCGGCGGTGCTGGTGGCGCAATCGTAATCGGAACATATCGTAATTCCTCCGGCTTCAAGATAAACGCATACCCCACTGACGCAAACTTGTCTTCATACGCTTTGAGCTTTTCATCACGCGCCTCTTCTTGAAAACACATCGTCGCGATTTGGCACCCCCATGTAAATGGACCGTTATGTCCATCGTTGAACGGGCGACCACCCTTATCCGGAACTACTAGACACATATTCTTCTTATTCGTATCTTTGAACGCTTGTGGATCGCCGACATTTTTCACACCAAAATAGGTATACTTCGAGAGAAATAATGAATTCGAACTCATATTTATCAATTCAAACAGTTTTGTGTTTCGATACGTCGGATTGGTTCCATCTACCATGAGTATAATTTTGCCCTTGAAATCAAGCAAATTTTCGTTTCCTAAATCCTTTGTCTGGTATTCACGACCATATTTCGGACCCAATAAATTCCGCGCAACAGTCTTGCTTTGAGAGATTATTTTCGCGAGGTTGTCATACATCGTCACGTTACGAGACATGATACGCATATGAATAATAAAAGGGTCGCCTGGATTCGGGCATTTTGCTCCAGAAAAAACGTAACTTCCTAATACTTCAAAGGCCTCACTAACCGGGATATGATTGTATGTCTCTTTGTAATTGTAGGAATTCACCGATGAAGACGCGATCACCGGCTGATTATCAACTGAAAAGACCTCGAAGTCGATAAAGCGACAACCGCGTGCGATCACGTAAAGAAGCGCATCCATACTTACAGTAGAGTTCTTGAATTTATCTGGGTTGAACGCATTATAGGCAGACTTGATATAATAATCACGCAATTTAAACTTGCTCTGACTATCTTGCGGATTTATCGATGTAATATTTTTTTCGATGGATGCCTTGATATTTTCATCCGGATTTTCGAGGCCTTCTTTTATCGTGTTGATTGACTCGTCGGTCGTAACCGCATCTACTAGTAGCGGAGGAGGTGCCGTTTTCATGGCGAAGGTATCCAGATTGGTTGCCGCTTTTTTTCGCTGATGGACCGTCATTTCTCCCTCGGGTGTGTCGACAGTAAAATTCTCTGTGGATAATACCGGTGTTTGGGGGGTTTTGATTAAATTCGCGATTTTTTTCATGAGATGATCGTCATCCACGCTGAACCCTTCGCGATATGGCGCGGCCGATGATGCTACCCCTTTTTTTCCAAGAGCTTTCGTTTCATAGCATCTAGTTTTAATCATTTCTGATATCTTCCATGTTGCGAAAACGATAATAATAATACCTATGAATACGAATTCTACTTGATTCTCTCTCATATTCCTCTTACTATATATAATAAAATATTAGAATAAGATTTTTATATAAAGTTATTATAACATAACAAAATAACATACTAAATGACTGGTGGTTTATTGAATTTGGTTGCTACAGGAAATCAGAATGTTATTCTCAACGGTAACCCCAAAAAGTCGTTTTTTAAAAGCACATACCTCAAATATACGAATTTCGGTCTTCAAAAGTTTAGAGTTGATTTCGATGGTCAGAAGAAGTTACGTATGACTGAAGAGTCCAAATTCACGTTTTATATACCCAGATATGCGGAATTATTGATGGACACGTATATATGTGTAACGCTGCCGTCGATTTGGAGTCCGATACATCCTCCCACGACTGCGAATGATATGTGGGCGCCTTATGAGTTTCGTTGGATCGAAAATATCGGCACACAGATGGTAAAGGAGATCGTGATTTCAGTTGGCGGAATGACCCTCCAGCGTTTCACCGGTAATAATTTGATGGCGATTCTAGAACGCGACCTTGATAATACAAAGCGTGAATTATACAATCAAATGACTGGGCATGTTCCGGAATTATATAATCCAGGTTGTTCTGGCGCGCGACTGAATCAATACCCAAACGCCTATCGCACGTCGAATATCGCTGGCGCAGAACCGTCGATCCGTGGGCGCAAAATTTACATCCCGATTAACGCATGGTTCACGCTGTCATCGAAAATGGCGTTTCCGCTTGTATGTCTTCAGTATAATCAACTACAAATTGACGTCACACTTCGACCGGTGAAGGAGTTGTTCACGATTCGCGATGTAGGCGATCCCGAGAATTTCTGGCCTGTCGTCCAACCCGATTTCACAAACCCCCTTCACCAGATGTGGCGATTTTTATACCCACCGCCAAGTATCGATTTATCGTTGAATTCATATCCAAGTATTCGCACCGACTGGAATGCGGATGTTCATTTGATGGCGACATACTGCTTTCTCTCAGACGAAGAATCGAAAGTCTTTGCCGCAAATCAGCAGAAATACCTCATAAAATCGTATTATGATTGGGTTTTTAACGATGTAACTGGGAATAAGAAAATCAAGATCGAAAATTCGATGGGGATGGTGGCATCATGGACGATGTTTTTTCAACGCAGCGACGTGAATCTCCGGAATGAATGGAGCAATTATACCAACTGGCCGTATAATTATCTCCCGTATGATATAATTCCCGCACCGATCGACGATGACTGGCGCCCGGTGGCATTTACTGAAGACATCCGCCAAACAACTGACCTGCTTACAAATCTGAATCCGGCTTTCGCGAATGACCGCTATTTCTTTGATAAAAATGGTCCGAAGAACGGGATTGGACCCGGTATTAACCCGCGCGATAAACGACTCACCGGACTTCATATTACCGGCGATTTTCAATCCGAAAATGAACGCGACATTTTACAGATGTTGGGGATTTCGTTGAATGGCAAATACCGAGAGAATTTACTTGACGCGGGAGTCTATAACTACGTTGAGAAATACACACGCACCCGCGGAAGCGCAAAACCGGGTATATACTGCTACAATTTCTGTCTGAATTCGGACCCGTTTGACCTACAACCAAGCGGCGCAATCAATATGAGCAAGTTCAATCAGATTGAACTCGAATTGACGACGATTTATCCTCCGTTGGACTTTGCCGCCGAAGTGAAGGTGATTTGTAATCCGAACACGCGAGAGATTATCGGAATGAATAAGCCGAATGTCAATATTTACTTATATAATTATGACCTACATATACTCGAAGAGCGCTATAATGTTCTCACATTTGTATCGGGAAATTGTGGTCTAATGTATGCGCGCTAATTTTGATGTTTTATGAAAGGTATAATAATCTATGGTATATATAACTTACCAAAAAATGGCGGACGACGAAGAAGAACAACGACCCGATGACGTCGAAGATGATAATGAAGCAGCAGACGGCGAAGAAGGAACGTTTAGCAAAGTAGGAGAGATGTTCGGTGGCGGAGGCGACGGCGACAGTGATAAAAAAGACGAAGGAACGGCGAAAGCGAAAGCGAAACCGAAATCCATCTTTGATCTCGAATCACTGAAAGAATTCGGGCTGAGTGTTTTAACGCTATTTATTGAAACGGTGATCATTTCGGTGATATGTGTGAATATCATGTTTTTTGCGGCACCGGAAAGTATCAAAAATAATAACCTTAACTTGAATAAACTATTTCCGACTGACCGCCACGAATGGCCATATTGTTATACGAGTGAATACACGAGTTGCGGTGCCGACTGTGATGACAAGTTTGGAGGTATTGCGGATGATCCAAAAATCGAAACACCTAAAAAAATATACTTGAAAGCCGCGATTCTTCTTGATACCTATGTCTTTAAATGGTTCTGTTTAACAGGAGAAGAGTTAGATCTGGTGAACGACAGTGTCGAAGAAGGGGTAACAAAAGTAAATCTTTTGAATTGGGCATTTATTAAAGCCCGCTTTAAGCAATGGATCAATAACGCATTCATATTTTCATTTTCATCGGACCGTGCGATGTTGTCCTATATCTTTGAACAAATCACACGTATTTCAAACGCGATTCCTGTTGAATTACACGATGCTATATCACCATTAATCATTATTCTTATTCCGTTTGTATTTTTACTAATTGTCGGGTTTATGTTGATGGGTGGACCATTTTTCACTACGGTGATTGGTATGATTCTGAATCCGACCGATCATCGCAAAGAATTTATTGGCGGTTCATTATGGTCTATATTTACCGGTTTTGGTCTAGGTATATTTCCGGTGATTTCGTATTTTGTTCAATTGATTCAGTTCATCGGAACTTTATTTATTTACCCTCTTCTTCATTGGGATCAGTATCGCGAACTATACGCTCGGTATGTTCCTATTATATTCTTCTTCTTCAACCTGACCTTAATGTATTACGCTTTTGAGTATTTAGATATTAATGTTGCGGCGATTGTGATTCTAATGTTACTTGTCTTGTATCTTACACATTATTGGCAAGGAATCATGGATTTTATTAACTCGATTAAGAATTGGGGCGGATAGCGAAGCCGAATAAACAACATAAATAATATCGTATAAGAATTATTATATCCAAATTTATACGATATGGGTGGAAAGAAAGCATCGGCATCTGCCGGAATGGCGACGGCGACGGCGACGGCGTCTGGTATCGAAAAATCAAGCCCAGAATATTTTAGAAAATATCCATTTGTGAGTGTATGTACGCCCACATTTAATCGCAGGCCTTTTATTTCGGCGATGATTCGTTGTTTTAATGAACAAGACTATCCACAAGATCGCATGGAATGGATTATTATTGATGACGGAACCGACCCAATCGAAGACCTTGTAGCATCACATCCTCGAGTTAAGTATTTTAAATACGATACAAAAATGACGTTGGGTCGAAAGCGTAATCTGCTTCACGAGAAATCCCGTGGCGAAATACTGGTCTATATGGATGACGATGACTATTATCCTCCAAAACGTGTCTCTCACGCGGTTGAAATGTTGGTATCTCACCCCGAGGCATTATGTGCTGGGTCGAGCGAGATTTACATTTATTTCAAACATATTAAACAGATGAAGCGGTTTGGACCATATGGACCCAATCATGCCACCGCAGGAACATTCGCATTTAAGCGAAAGCTGTTAAAGAATAACCGGTATAATGATGACGCATGTTTGGCGGAAGAACGCGCATTCTTGAAAGATTACACGGTTCCGTTCGTCCAGCTTGATCCGATGAAAGTGATTCTCGTATTTTCGCATGAACATAATACATTCGATAAACGTAAGCTGCTTGTAAATGCCAATCCGGATGTGGTGAGAGATTCACCGAAGAAGGTTATGGATTTCATCAAAGACAACGAACTTCGTCGTTTTTATATGAATGAATTAGAAGGTTTATTGGCGAATTATGAACCCGGTCGACCTGAAATGAAACCGGATGTGATCGCGCAAACATTACAGCTTGAGAAAGAACGCGCGAAGATGGCACAAGATGCGGCGGCGGCCGGCGGGGGCGGTAATATCGTGTTACAACAAGATGGTAAACCACCGGTTGCGTTGAATAACAAACAGGTTGTCGATATTCTTCAAGCATTACAAAACGATGTTGCGTCACGTGATCAAGAAATAGCACGATTGAATCATGAGTATCATGTGCTTCATGAAAAATATCAAGCGTTACAAAAAGCACAAGCGGAAGCGGCCACGACGGCGGAGGAGGCACCATCCACGAATACCACCGATCGTATCCCTGAAACTATCTACGTCTAATAATAATATGATTCAATATCACAATTACCTGTGAATTATTATGATATTGTGCGGTGATTAAGCCTTCAAGATTTCAACCGAGTTAATCTTTAAACAAAGAAGATTATTCTTAGATTCGTGAATTACAAATTCATGCCCCTTATTGTATTCTTCAAATTTAGTTGTAAGAATGTTCTCGATTTCACTTACAGGAAGTTCGTCATCTTTTGTTTTGTATTTACTACGTGCGTTGTCGTGTGTGTCCTCGTCGTTAGACTTCGATTTTGACTTCGATTTCGACGATTTGTGTTTCGTTTCTACTTTATCAGACGGAAGGTATTCCCATTCACCAACAGCCTCGATCGTTTGATTGTTTGTGATATAGACGATGGAGTCGGAATTAAATACAAGCGCCGATCCCGGGGCGTGGTCATAATTATCAAGGTCGATTTCAGTAATCAAATCAAATTCGTCGAGAAAATCAGTCTTTCGCAGATAACTGCGGATGTAGTTTATGATTTCAGGAGTTATCTTTACAGTATATATTTTGTTTTCCGTCTCGCTTTCACTTCCGCTTTCGCTTCCGCTTTCACTTCCGCTACCGCTTCCGCTTTCACTTCCGCTACCGCTTCCGCTTTCGCTTTCGCTTTCTTTGTCATTCGCACGATCGTGTTTTACTTTTTTGTGTGTTTTTTCTTCTTTCACAGTTCCAGGAGGATTGACCGAAATACACTCTACTTCCGTATCTAAAATTAAACGGTATTTCGAATCAAATGAAATAGACGCTCCCATATTAATTATTTCTAAATACTAATTATATCTTTTACATATTATTCAAACGCATAAAATCTGATCCGGTTTCATTCTAGTAAGACAGAATCATATTGATTATCAAGTTCACCGCCATATATGTTATCTTCGTTGTCTACTACTACTACTACAGATTTTTCCATATATTTGTCTAAATACCGATAAATACGATTCACGTCCAATTTCGTGATTTCATACATTTCTAAAATGCGCGGAATATCCTCTTCAGCATACTGTTTTTTTAGTGTCATGAAAAATGTGAATAAATCGTTTTGGTCCATCGACAGTTGAATACATAAATTTTGTATGAATAATTGGTTATTGTATTCGGTGCTGTATTTTGTTAAAACCTTCGTAAATCTCACTTCGGTCGGATGAAACCGTGCCTTTTTGGGGAATGATTTGTGAAACAAATGATGATTGTAGAATGTTTTGATAAGGGACGACAGCTCATTAAATAACCAAATCTGATTTTGAAATGTGATACGGTCAAAATAATCCGCTTGACATATGTTATCTAATACGATTTTATAAAAAGGCGCGGACACATGTACCGGCATTTTTTCAAATAAATCGATGATATTTTCATGCCAAAGAAGACCGATTGTAGTGCGGTCTGTTTCGTTAATTAGAACATTATGATCCGAAATCGGATATTCGGTATTCATCAACTTTTCGGTTATTTTTTTGATGTCTTCGTTATAAGTCTTCGGCTGAAATATCGCATGTAGAATATTATTTGCGAGTATTGTGTTCGATTTTTTGCTCATTTCTATTACAGCATTTAGCTTACGAAGATTACCTTGGACGAATGTTATGATATTTTTTCGCATCACCGCGTCAATTGCTGGCAACTTCATGTCGATGATATTCGACATTTGCGTAACTGTCGGTGTTTTCAACTCGTAGACGTAACACACTTTCATCAGTTCTTTGATTTTCTTGTCGATATGGTAATTCCCAATACAAATGATTGGGTTCATCGTTACTTCTTCTAGTTTCTGTTTTTTTGTTTTTTTAGGACGAATGAGTTTAATAAGTGACGTAATTCCACCCTTATCACCGTTATTCATTCCGTCAAGCTCATCCATCACTACAACGATTTTTTTAATCTTACGTTGAAATATTGACATGATGTTTTTATCCGAAATATTATGTTGCGTAATCGACTCGATGATCGACTTGTTTCGAATATCTCCGGCATCATATTTCACCATATCATAATCGAGTTCTTTCAGTAGTCGAACAACAAATTCGGTTTTGCCTGATCCGGGTTCGCCATAGATATAAATACCTCGTTTGAATGTAAGATCGGATTTGTTTTTCTGAAATGATGCCAGGAAATCTCGTATATTGTTATAGATGGTTTCTCGACCCAAAAACGCAGTATAATTATCCATATATGTGAATATATTTTTTGTATTTATATATTATAAACGACTATATTGAGATAATGAACGCAATCCAAGAACTATTTGCTCCTCTTGACAAGGACTATTGTATGTTGTTTTATTGGCTTACTGTCGTGAATTTTATTTTCTTGGCGGTTGCTGCGTTGGGGTTTGTTTCATCACTGGTACTCTTATTTAGGGGAAAAATCACGTTAATGAGCGGTGTTTATTCATTCTTGATGATTTTGGTATATGCCCTTATGTATTTCCAGACACGTTTGTTCTACTCGATGTGCGTGACGAGCAACATGAAGGCGGGAACTTATGGTATGGGTGCTCCTTCTGACTCTTTGCCAGCGGTTGCCAAGCAGGCATCGGGTGCGGCACCTGGTGCTTATCGCATGTAAATATTGCGTGACAGTATGACATAATATACTAATATTTTGTCATAGTTAGTAATGTGTGTTATGTTAAACATTTCAAAGAACTAGCACGTGATTTTTGTCCATCGACGATACCTTCCCATGGAATATAAGCACCGTCATCAACACCATTTAACCCCGTTCCACCATATTTCAGGTTCATAATATTTGAAAAATTAGTGCAGTTGTCTGGAGACGGAGGTTGAACAACTGTGCTGCCTAATAATCCGTAGTTATCTACGCACTTTGTTCCGTCAAAATCCATACGATCAGGGCATTTTGCGATCTCAGGCGGCCACTTCTGTGTGCTCTTGGATTTCCAGAGTAAAACCGCGACGGTACCAATCGATATTATAAATGCGATGATTGCGAGTAATAATACCATTTTTTGTATTGAAAGATTGAAAAAGTTGCTAAACAGACCACTGCCTGATGTGCTACTGGGAGCACCAGTACCGGAACTTCCAAATGCGGATGAACCAGTATTTTTTGAACTTGAAATAAAATCCATAATATTACAGAATAAACGAATACGCTATATATAGTAATGATATAATATCTATACATTATACAACAACGTTATTTAGCGTATATTCACTCATATGAACCGTTTTGATTATCGAAATTTCCCTCAAGAAACATTTATCGGACAACCTAAAAATGGCCGGCTGGATATCCTGACCCCCCCTATTCAAGACCAATTCGCCCTTTATGATAAGAACCCAGTCCATCAGTGCGTGACCTATCGTGACGCATTAAACGGAATCTGGGAAAACACTCCTCTTTCGAATGCGTTCTTTAGTAAAGAGAATATGCAGATTATTCAAAACGGTATTCGTGCCGGTGTATATCAGCGCTCCCGCGGCAAGTATGTCATCGGCGAACAGGATTGCGATACACTCCGCATCATCATGCGGACAATTTATTTACAGAATGCCGCCAACGCTCCCACCGATATCCGGGAGCAGATTATCGAGTTGAATGAATTAGTATTTGAATATTGTGTTCCTCGTGTTCATGGCGAAGCGGAGGGATATATCCAGTATAAGCGTGATGTCAGCAACATGTATACGCCGATTGCTCACCCCAATTTCTCGGATTACAAACATAAGACGCTAGAATTGAAGCCTTGGTTCTAGCCGCATGACAAGTTCGTAAATAAATATAATATTATGTAGTATTTGTCAGCAAATATTTATATATTTTGTCGATCGAGATTTGTGTTTTTGGAAGTGACGGGTATGAATAACCTTTACAACATCTATGGTTCATCGTATTATTTGATTTGTGTATTGTTATACATACCTTTCTTTCATCATGATTATCTACTATAGATTTCAATACTTTGGTTATCTCTCCCGTATTTACACATGGATTATGATTCGCATCATATATGTTATGTATCATAATCTCGCCTTGTGAAACATGCTTCAAAAAAGAACCAATATGTGATGGACAAATCGTGTCTTTTACGCCAAAACACACAGTCGTGGGTATCTTTTTATATACATCTATAAGTGTCGGAAATGCCGGTGTATTCCAATATGAACGACATAGTGTTAATGTAATGACCCTTTGTAAAATTTGATGGCCTTTATTACGTGGGTTCGAATAAAAAGATAACCAAAATTGTGATAATAATGTGTCATCATTAAAAAATGCGGTAATAATACGATTCATACCGATACGTGATATAAGTGGAAGGTCAAATATAGTTGTCGGCAATCCTGCCTTGAAAAATATAGCCCAATAATATCCCCATATACCGAGTGTCGGAAGAATACCGGCGGGGTTCAAGAGAACTAGTTTTTTTATTGGATACTGAGCTGCGACATAAATGGACAGAAATCCGCCTAGTGAAT